CCTTCTTTAATTTGAGCAATGGCTCTCTTAATGGCTTCTCTTGCTTCTACAGAAGTTGCAGGGTATGCTGGATAGGTCACGATTGACACATCTCCATCAGCCAAAGATACCTCAGTAAGGCTTCTTTCTGTACGGTCATCATTCCACTTTTGACGAATAACACGGAATGCGAAAGACATTTGATCAACATCTCCACGAGATACAAGTGTATATAGATCTCTTGCTTCTTGTGTGTTTGCTAACTCTGCTTCAAAGTATAGTCCTTTTTCATCTTCATATAATCTCATGGTACCGTTTTTGGTTCTGGCCATAGGAAGTCCTTCATGGTTAACCAATAGACGAACATCTGGTGTCTCAGATAATGTCTTTCTGAATGCACCTGGTGCAATCTTCTCAATAAAAGGTAGTGGCACAGATGGTTCATTGAATACTGCAGCATAGCCTGCCATACGCATAGTACCGTCGTCTGCCTGTCTTGTTTCTATGTTTCTGACCGTAAAGGTACGGCGTTCAGTCTTCTTCATCTTGCTCCTTGCTTTATTAGTTTCATTATCTAATTTATCAATTTGGCGTTGTGCCCAGTCTTGAGCAGCATCATCAAAGTTTGAATTTCCGCCCCATAGTAACCAAGCAACTAATCCAGCACCAGGATATTCTGGATCTGAAGAGTCACTATTTTTTGGTGCTTGTCCATCTGCCTTATGTCTTGCGAACCAAGGAGCCATCTTCCTGACTTTATTGTCAGAGATATTTCCGTCAGCCATCTCTCTTGCTTCTCTTTTAGTAGCATCAGTAAGTCCATCGCCACCAAAACCTTCTGCCAAGTAGTCTAACCCTCTTTGTGCATTGTCTCTGATAAACTGCGGAACATTATCTACTGGCATTATCCTTTTACCTCATCACTGTAGACAGCATTAGGATCTTCTGGATCAATTAACGCTACCTGCTGTAGTTGTGCTGAAGGAAGACCTGTGTGTGATAGTTCTGCAATGTCCAGCATCTTAGCAACATCATCTGGGTTGTAACCAGCCTGAACAAGTATAGATGCAATCTCAGCCTTCATCTTATCTCCAACAAGTGGTGCTTGATTAGCATCAATGTTCTGTAGAGGAAGTCTGTATTGATCTCCAGCCTCTCCAAGTGAGGATAGGTCTTCGTAGTTTCGTACATCGTTTAGTGACAAGAAGCCTTCTCTTAGTCCCTTTGTGTATGCATCAAAACGCTCAATTGTAGTACCACGAAGCAATGCATCTAAATTAAATCTAATAAATCCATCTGCTTCAGGAAGTAGTGGAGACAAAGCCTGCTCTAATCTTTCAAGCAATGGGCGTAGTGAGTGCTGAACAAATGAAAGGTTCTGTGCTTCAACTGATGCATAAGACATAGCACCTTGTGAAGGATGACCTAATAGGCTCAGTGGAACACGGAAGATTCTTGCAATGTCTTCAACATTAAATCTTCTGACCTCAATTAATTGTGCGTCTGCAGCGTTTAGTGACAGAGGCTTAAATGCAGCACCACCAGAAAGAATACCAACTTTACCAGACATGTATGGACCAGCGTGTGATTCTTGCCAGTTAGTTGCAATATCTCTTGCTTGTTCTGCGTTTAATTCTCCTGCAACTTCAATAACTCCACCAGGATTAGCAGCGTTACCAAAATATGAAGCAGCATATGTGTCAGAAGCCTGGGCAATACCAACAGACATACGGCAAGCACCAATTGGGCTTAAGCCATAATATGATCCTGGCATTCTAAATAGTGGAATGTGTAGGAGTTCATTACTTGTAAGAATCTTATCAAAGATTCCCTTTTCTGTGTCTTTAACTCTATAAATAAGTGGCTCACCTGGAGCAAGTCTTTCAATTCTAATTTCATTTGGATTCAATACATATAGTTCTACTACTTCATTATTATCATCTCGTACCGTCAAAATAAAGGCATTTCCATGTAGATGCATAGAAGTAATTACCTGCTCAATAAATTCCAGTCTTGTTGTTTCTGGGTTTGGCTTGTTTACCCACTCTGGAGTGTAGCCATAAACTGATGCATAGGAAAGGCGATTACGGCCTCTGCGTACATAAGCACCCATTGGCAATGAAGAAATAGTATCTCCAAGTAGTCTTACGCATGAATAAACAGTAGATGTGCGAATAGCAGACTCTGTATCAACATATGTACCTGTATTTGCTACACCAAACAAAGGACGAGGTGGAATCAATGGAAGTATGTATTGACTGTTCATATCTCTGGTTTCACCAGATGCCTTTAGTCTTTTAGATAGACTCATTGTTTACCCTTTTCCCTTAGTTAATTTTACCATGTGGATATTCCTACTCGCTTCCAGGTATTGGTAGCAGTGCATATGTAGATATAGTCTGCATCCCAGGCAATTGTTCCTGCTGTTCCTGTAGCAGATGCAGATGCTGGAGTCTTTGTAGTAAGTTGGAACTCTCCATTAATTCTTACATTTCCATTAAGTCCACCAGTATTATCAAATACACCAAAGATCAGTGGAGTTGTAGTAGATGAGTTAGAGATATATAGTCTGTCAGAGTTTGACTCATTAAGACCTGCTTGCCATCCAATAAACACATTTCTTGAGGCATTATTGTTATTTGTTCCTGCTCCAAAACCAAGATATGTATTATTAGATCCTTGAGAAAGATTTCTTCCTGCATCTCTTCCAAGTGCTGTATTTCCTGAAGAAACATTGACAGAGGCTACTGGAACGCTAAATCCTGAACCAGTCGCTAATCCTGCTGGTGCTGTAGAAGCCAGAATTGTAAGAATTGAAGTAACTCTAACACCTCTGCCATTTACAATTGTAACTCCTGTTACTTGTCCACCTGAGACTGTAATATTTGCAGTAAGGTTTCCTGCAACAAAGCCATAGAAATGATCAGTAGTTAAATTAACATTTGTGTAAGTGCCGTCAGTATATCCAGATCCTGGAGTAATTGCTCCAAGTGAAGCAACTGTATCTGTTAGATTTTGAAGTGATGCTTGTCCAATTGAAGTGTTATTTGAGCCAGCAATAATTTGAATCATTGATGCTCCACCAACGCTGGTGTTAAATGCTCCATTAAAGTTTACACCTTGGCCTTGATTTCCAATTGCTGTATTACCGTTTACAGCATTTACATATTGAAGTGTGTTTGCACCAATTCCAATATTTCCAGTACCAGTTATAATATTTTCTAAAGAATTAGAACCAAAGGCAACCATGTTTGAGCCAGTTGTTGCAGAACGCAAAGCATTTGCACCAACAGCAATATTTCCACTACCAGTTGTTTGTGCTCTTAATGCTCTGTATCCAATTGCAAGACCATTATTTCCTGTTGTATTGGAAAGAAGTGCATCTTCACCAATTGCAAGATTTACAGAACCAGTTGTATTTTGATTAAGTGCAGCATTTCCAATTGCTGTATTTGCTGTTCCTGTTGTATTTGCATTTAAGGAATTATTACCAATTGCAACATTAACACTACCTAAGTTATTTGCTAAAGCAAAACTACCAAAAGCAATATTTCCAGCACCAGTTGAATTTACTACTAAAGTATTTCTTCCAAAAGCAAGATTATCTACGCCTGTTGTAAGATTAGAAAGTGTACCACCACTTCCAATACCAAAGTTACCACTTAGATTTTTGTTCAATCCTCTTGTAATGTACATTCCTTGATTTGATGAATTTTGATCAACAATAATAGGATTGGTTGCAGTTATTGCTTCAAAGGTTGAAGGAATATTCATTTTAGTTCCACTAAATGATGATGCAAGGTAGTCAATTCCAGAGTTGATGATTGAATAAAGTCCACCAGATACTGACATTGGTCTTAGTGTTACTCCTGTTGTATTAAACAATTGAGAGTTAAACAGTACGAGTTGTCCAGCAGCAGAAGTTACTGCATAGGTGGCATTAGAAAATACTGATGAATCAACAATAAAAGTAACACCATTTGTATTAGTAACAGTACCCATAAAAGCGACATTTCTAAAAGTGACTATACTACCTGAAGCATTAATTGTAGGAGTACCTGCATTAAAAGACTCATCAAAACGAGTAGCACCATTACCTGTAATTGATACTGCACATGCAGTGTTAAATTTAGCACCTCTAACAAGGACAGTTCCACTGGAACTCTTGTTAAATGCAGTTTGAACATTACAATTGTTAATATATGCGTTAGCAGTTCCTGTAATATCAAGTGTAGTAATAGCCAACCCATTAAGTGTTGCATTAGTTGCAGCAGAACCAATTGTTAGTGTTCCATTAATAGCAACATAACTTTGAGCCTGGCTTTCAATATTAATTGCAGATATATTGATTCCGCCAAATGCTGGAAGAGTAGGGTTTTCTGTATATGTGCCTGGATAAACCATCAATGTACATCTGTTACTATCTACAAGTGATAATCCATATGAGATTGTCTGTACTGGCTTTGTTAGATCACCGTTTCCAGTTACATCGCTTCCGTCTGCTGTTGATACATAGATTACTCTATCGTATCCCGCAAAATCTGGGCCAGTTGCTCCAGTTACACCAGTTGCTCCTGTTGATCCAGTAGCACCAGTATCGCCAGTTACACCTGTAGGACCAGTTGGTCCAATGTCTCCAGTTACTCCTTGAGGGCCAGTGGCACCTGTAGCACCAACGGGACCAGTAACGCCAGTTGCACCAACATCACCAGTAACGCCTTGTGGTCCAGTAGCACCTGTTGCGCCAACGGGTCCTGTTGAACCAGTATCTCCAGTTACTCCTGTAGGTCCTGTAGCACCTGTACTTCCTGTCGCTCCTGCAGGGCCTGTCGCTCCCGTAGGTCCAACTATACCTGCACTAAATACTACGAACAAAATATTTTGGTTGTTAGAAAAGTTAGTTGTTCCTGTTCCACCTGATGATACAAATGTTACTGGAATCTCAACATAACCTGTTTGCAATGTTGGTGTTCCATTTACTTCCCACTTTTGGAAGTTGTCAGACAATGAAGAGTCTTGAATAATTAAAGTATCGTTATCCTTGATCAAAGCCAAGAAGATATCAATATCAAAACCATCTTTGTCAATGTGGCTCACATTTAATTGTGTTGCAGAAACCTGTGTTGCATTGTTCCAAAGAAGATATGTATTACCAGGATTACCTGTAGTAGAAGTTGTATTTGCTTTATAGTCATAGAAGTTAGATGATCCACCGTCTGCTCCTGTGGCTCCTGTAGGTCCCGTCGCTCCAGTGGCACCAGTGCTGCCTGTTGCTCCAGTACTTCCAACTGGTCCTGTAACTCCTGTAGGACCAACATCGCCTGTAACACCTTGTGGGCCAGTACTTCCTGTTGCTCCAACTGGGCCAGTACTTCCTGTTGATCCAGTATCTCCTGTAACTCCTTGTGGTCCAGTAACTCCTGTAACTCCTTGTGGGCCAGTTGCTCCAACTGCACCACTAACTCCTGTAGCACCAGTTGAACCTGTACTTCCTGTAGGTCCTACTACTCCTGTAGCACCAGTTGCTCCAGTATCTCCTGTAACACCTTGAGGCCCAGTAACACCAGTTACTCCTACAGGTCCTGTGGCTCCAGTTAATCCTTGAACTCCAGTTGGTCCTGTTGCACCAGTTGTTCCAACTCCTGTTGGACCAGTTACTCCAGTTATTCCTTGTGGACCAGTTGATCCAGTAGGTCCAGTGGCTCCTGTAACTCCAGGTGAACCAGCAGGGCCAGGTGCAGATACTGTTACAATGTTGTTTGTTTCATTGACTACTACTTGATTTGATATTGAAGTCATTATCGTGTAACCTCTCCGCTAACTGTGACTGTTCCTTGAATTAAACGAGTTCTGACTCCACCAATACTTAGTTCTAAGTCATAAACATAAAGACCTGCAGCGATTGCTGCTTGTTCATCTGTTGCAATTAAATTTAATGTTCCTGTCAATGGCACAATTGTAATACCACCATTTGAAGTTGATAGAGTTAACACAGCAGTATCAGAATCAAACTTACGACGAACCTGCATCTCTGCTGTATAGCCAGTCAAGTTAACTGGGTTGCCGTTTGAATCATTATAGACTATTTGTAGTGTCCATGTAGAACCTTGATCAAGGGTAAAGTTATAAATACCTGCGATTGCCATTACTGTCTCTCCGTTGCCCAGATTAAAAATCCGCCAAGTGCGATGAAACTAATAGGAGGAAAGATCAAGAATAAGCCATATGCTGCTAGTCCTACACCAACTACTTCAGTCGTTAATGACCAGTCTATGTTTGGCTTCTTTGTTTTCATGTTTCTCCTTATAGTGAAAAGAATCTTGCTACAGGCTTTGTTGGTACTGGCACTGTGGCACGATCATAAGAAAAGATTGATGCTACGCAAGCGTCAATCTTCTTTTTGCTGTTTGCTTTTTGAATCATAAGTCCTCTTGATGAGGTCTTAGTCATAGAGTTTGCTACATGTCTGTTTAATGCTTCATGACCTGAGTGAGTAAATGAGTTATTCATAACTGCCTCATAAAATTTAGCAGTTGCTGGAACCATTCGTTCTGCAGAGTTTGGATAAGAAACTACTGGCATACCTTCCTCATCAAAAAGCATAAAAGTTCTGGAATATCTTGCAGGATCAAAGACTACTTCACGAATGCTGTAATCTGGGTTTCTGTATGCATCTATTATACACGATTCTACCTCAGCAACGGGTATGAACCAGTTCTGATCTGCATCATCTGGTCTTTCCCAAATTGCTAATATGTCTAAGTGAGGCTTTTCTCCACCTAAGAACCATGCAACTATGGCTGTTGAGTCTCCATTAAAGGATCCGTCAAAACCTAAAATAACATCTTCGCCAGGAATCTGCTCTCTATTTTTAAGAGTTAGGCTATCCCAAGCGTCAGTAGGAATCCAAGTCTGAGCAGAATCAGTCCATAGATTAAGTCTTTTAGTTTTAAATTCAGCCTCTGGAGTCAAGAGCGAAGCAGATTTCATATCCTCTGCAGAGAGAATATCACCATAAGATGGGTTAGCCTTACGCCAATTATCCTCATCTTTGTAGTTAAGTTTTTCATCTCCTTGATACCAGGCGAAAAAGAAGGAAGGATCATCAACTTCACCTTTGGATAGTTGAACTCCTCTTTGGTACATTTGGTAACAGAGAGACTCTTTACCTGATGAGTCATACTTCGTTCCAGCAGTGGTAATTGCTACAAGCATTGGCTCTAAACGAGCACCCATAGACAGAGACATTGTGTCGTATAGTTCTCTATTTGGCTGTGAGTGCAACTCGTCAAATGCCACAAATGTAGAGTTTAAACCTTCTTTAGTGAACGCTTCTGACGATAGGGCTCTATATACGGTACCTGTACTAGGATTATAAATAACATCTCTGAATGTTTGTAATACCTCTGAGAGTTCTGGTTCTAGTTCAACCATTCTCTTTACCGTTTTAAAAATAATCTTAGCCTGCTCTTTATCTGCAGCACAAGAATAAATCTGTCCACCGTTTACGCCAAGCAATAACTGCTCAAGCACCAAGGTAGATAGAAGTGCAGACTTGCCTGCCTTACGAGGAATCCCAATCAAAGCACGGCGATGTTTTAGAAGGCCAGACTCATCTTCTGCATACAAATGTAGCAAGAGTTCTTTCTGCCAGTCACGAAGGACTAACTTGTCCCCAACATTTCCTGCAATTGAATCCTCAGTAATACGACAAAGTGTTTCAGCAAAATCTATAACATCATATCCACGACTATTTTGCAATTCAAGTGCGGAAACGGGAGAGAGATATGATGGAGGCCAATGTTCTATTTTGTTCTCCATGATCAACCCTTATATGCTAACGAGAGCCTATCCTTATCAAAATCAATTTCTAAGACTTCAACTTCTACCTCATGACCAATAGTAAATTGCTCAGGAGTCCATTTGCCCATTTTAGATTTGTGAACCAAGCCAGAAAGAAGGCCAAGTGAGACGAAGATTCCAAAATTGTTAATACCTGAAACTCTGCCAATATATGCCTGGCCAATTTCTAATTGAGCAAACTGCATCATCTTATCTTCTTTTTGCTCTTGCTGAACAAGTGCTTTTCGTGAGATAACGATATTGCCCTTTTCTCTATCAAACTGAATTACCTTGGCTTGAATTATCTGGCCAACATAACGAGAGAAGTCTTCTGACTTATCAATGAAAGATTGAGAAGAAGGCAAGAATGCTCTAATTCCAATATCAACAATCATGCCACCCTTGACCAATTTAGTAATTTGGCCAGAGACAACCTTGTCTTCTGAATTCCAAATAGCCTCAACTTCATTCCAGATAGCCTCAACTTCTGCTTCCTTCATAGACAAAACATACTGGCCTTCTTGGTCAATACCAATAATACTGGCATCAACTGTTTGGCCAATTGAGACAACATCATGAATATCAATAGTGCGTCTGGCAGATACTTCCTTCTTAGGTATATATCCTTCAGTCTTACAGCCAATATCTAGAAGGACTCCTTCACGATCAATCTGTACTACTGTGCCTTTGACTGCATCCCCAACATTATATGTCTTCATGGACTCGTCAATGGCTTTTAGAAAGTCTTCTAGACTGCCTATATCGTTAATTGCTATTTGGTTCATTGTCTATCGTTTCCCCTTGGATTGTGTCTTCTTCTGCAAATACTATTTTAGCACGACGCTCTCGCTTCTCCAGTAATCTATCAATTGAAGTTGCTGCTCGTACTTCTGCTACACCTAAACGAGATCTGGAAACTGGATCAAAACCCAGTGAGGTCAGAGCATCTGTGTATGCCTTATTAATTGCCACATATGCTTTTGCATCTGCAGGCTCTGTAGAAATCATATAACGGTCTCTTGCTGCTTCATTAGCATCAGCCAAATGCGATGCATTTTTAATAGCCTCAATATCACTAACAGGACTAAGCCAAGTAACAGCCACACCCCATGCACGATTCCATAAATCTAATCCTGATTGCTTAAGACTCTCAGGTGGTTCTGGTATTTCTCTAGCCATTGGCAAATGCGTAATCACATTTAAATCTGGCAAAGGTCTTCCACCAGGGTTGCCCATGAGTCTTTTAATTTCATTAGGCTTTGGTGGCCTTCCCGCAGTTGGTTGAGCCATGTTTTATTTTTTTCCTTTTCTACTAATTCCTTTTTTCAACATCGTTGACACTTTTGGGCCAAATGTCCAAAACTGACAATTTCGCTATATTATATGCGAAAGGGCAGCCAGGGTAAGCAACAGTTATTTGAGCGTAAGATATTACCCGTACCCAGGGGTTGCCAGGGATGGGTGCGAGGGTGGTTGCCTTATGTTAGTTTATTTATATATTATTTCTTAGATGAATTGCACGAACGACATAAAACAATAATGTTGGACAATA